GCCCAGTTATCGACCGGGACAAGGAAGTTTTCCGGCCGCTCATTCAGAAGATTGGCAAGTTCCTTGTTCGACTTGTCATAGGCGCCGCGCACCGCGATTGCTTTGGTTAGCAATGCAATGCGTTCGGTCAGTTCGTCGATCTGATGCGCCTGATCCTGATAGAGCGCATAATCGGGCACCGGTATCAGGCGGTCATTGGTCAGCGTGGCATAAAGCGGCTTTGGACACGGGAAGAAATCGCGCAGGTGCAACGGATCATCGCGCCGGTCGAGGAATTGCGTCGGAATGTCGGGGCTGAGCCAGAGCGCCTGTTGCGTGCTCTTGTCCCAGATTTCCCACACCAAGGTCAGGTCATCTACCGTCGCCGGCATATTCGCTTTGGAACCGGACTGGGGATCATCCTTCTGGTAGCGGCGATTGTATTTCAGTTGTCCTGCCAGTTCCGCGCCGAACCGTTTCGTCGCCGTGTCCTTGTCGAGCAATGTGCGCGCCGCGACCCAGCGCACCTTCTTCCACGTCGGCGCCGGATCGTGGATGAAATCCTTCCAGTGGACGTAATCGAGTGGTGCGTGTTCACCAGCGAGCGATTCCTGATAGGACGGCTGCGGGGGTTGCTGTTCGGTGCCCTCCGTGCCCGGCGGCGCGGGGGCAAGAAGTCCAGTCGGCGCATTCGGCGCCGGTCCGCTGCCGTCCTCGGGCGCCTGGGGCGCATCAGGCGCGGTGAGAGGAACCTTGATGATGATTGGCTCATACCGCTGCCAAGCCGTGCCGCGCGCGACCAGCAAGTAATCGTCCCGCCCCTGGGTCATCACCTCATCGAAGTCGCTGCAGTCCATCTCGTAGGTGACTGCGCGTTCCAAGACCATGCTGGCGATGCGGGCGATGGCGTCCTTGTCGTGATACCGCCGCGTCACGTTCATCTTCGGCGGTTTGGCATAGACGGCAGGCCCCAAGGTCTGCACGTTCGACCACAAGAGATTGAAGCGCCTGTCCCGCGCCACGGCGAGACTGTCGGACCTTTCATCCCGATAGCGTTTGACGATCTTGTCGCCGCGCTCGAAGTACGGCTTGAAATACTCCATCGTGATGGTGATGCGGTTGAGCCATTCCTTGACCAGTTTGGCCTCGGCCAGCACATCGGGCGGGGTCTGATCGTCATTCACACCCGATACTCCTGCTGCCGCATCCGCGATCCGATCTCGGCAAGTTCGTCAAAAGTCATGTCTTCGATGCGCTTGATGCTCTTGGGCTTCTGGCGCTCAATGGGTTCGCGCTGGGCCTGTGCAATCGCCATGATGCGAGCACCGTCCGCGCCGTGGCTGGCCCAATTGTGCAGCGGCGTGGACTTGAAGACCTTGCGATCATCGTCCCATTCGCGCTGATAGTTCCGTAGACATTCGATGCCGTCGGCACACTCGCTTTTGTCGAACCATGCCTTGGCGAGAAACTTCCGGGTCGCCTGGATGCCGTCCTGCACGGAAAGATTGGGTGCCACGCGCAGCGAAAGCTGCCGTTCTTCCCACGCGATTTCGAGGAGGGACTTGCCCCTACTTGCCAGAGTCTTCGGTCTGGCATCCCATGGCACCCAATGCAGGGCTTCGCGCGGGTCCGTCTTCCAGTAGCGCCATCCCTTGCGCTCCGCATATTCGGTCAACTTGTCGGCGTAGTGGGTGATGTCCTGCCCATGCGCCGAGTAATAGCCCAGAACCCGCGGCTCATTCAGAACCGTCTGGAAGAACCAGATTGTGGTGTCATCGCTATAGCCAAGGTCCCACGCCGTTTCGACCAGATGGTTGGGGTCGTGCTCGATCCCATCAACGATGCGCCCCGCGGCCTCAAGCTGTGCGATCTGCTTGGCATAATAGGCGCCGACCAGCGGCGCATCGAAGCTGCAGCCATATTCCTGATCGAACAGGGCCTCGCCGTCTTCTTCGCCCCACTCCTTGATCAGTTCCCGCTTGATGCGGGCCAATTGATCCGGCCTGAATACCGCCGTGTCGTAGGCCGTCTTTACGTCCGCGAACCAGTCCGGCTCGGATCGCGCCAGTTCGAGTGTGCGGTGTGCATGGTTGCGGCCGCGCGGTGTGGTGATGAACAATGCCCAGCCGCCATTTTCGTCGAGGATAGGTCGAAGGATGGCCCATGCATGGGGATCGGCCAGCGCCCATTCTGAAAATGTGATCCCGACCGGCGGCGAACCGACGAGGCTGTTGAAATTGTCGGAACCCACTACCTGCCACGTTGAGCCGTTTTTGAAGCGGCAGAACATGTCGGACTCGCGAAAGTCCTCGCGAATTTCCGGCGGAAAGGCTTCATCAACGCGACGCTTGCCGGTGCGCGGGTTGACGGCTTCCCAGATTGCCTTCCGCGACTGGTTGGCCTTTGGCAGCATGTGCCAATAAGTTCCGACGCGCTCATAGGCGGCACAGGCGGCGCGATGGAGGGCAACGTCGTCCTTGCCCCATCGCCTATGAGCGACCTCGATCGACCGTGACCCTCCATGTTCAAGGTATGACCATAGCGGCAATTGATCGTCACGCGGTCGCCAGCCGCCGTGAGGCAAGGTTATGGCAGACATTCAGTCTTCGGCCAGTGACCGGGCGACGTGTCGAATGCGGCCGAGGACGACGAACGGATTCACCATTTCTTCGGCCCGTAGCGCAATCGAAGCGGCGTGACCATTGTGCGCGTCTTCCACGATGTAGACCTCACCTTCCTCGCGCACATGGTGGCTTCGAAGGTTGAGGCCTGCGTCTGCGATGGTCTCGCGGATTTGGCTATGAGCGACAGGCATGGATGCCTCGCTATTGCGTCACCACCGCCCCTTTGTGGAGCCCATAGCCGACCCGGCCCTTGGAATGCGCTGGCACCGTCTTGGCCGGAACAAAGCGGCCCGTCTTCGGATGGCGCAGATCGTGGCGTTTCACTTCATCCGCGCGCGAGAACTCCTGCCCCACGTCTTGCGGAATACCGACCTTGGCCGCAAAGGCCGGATCGTGCGCGACGGCCTCCATGAGGCGGTGCTGGGCGGGCGAGCGGCTGGGCATTTGAGCCTCCTACTGTGTCGGCCGCATGCCAACTGGCGAGACTGCACCGCGCGGGCCGGTCGGTACCGGCACAGGGCCTGTCGGGCGCGGCGGCCCAGCGGGAGGCGGAACAGGGCCGGAAGCTGCGTCAGCCGGAGCGCCTTGGCTCCCCATCTGCTGCACCATTTGGGCCGCAGCGCCGAGGATTTGTGCCCGCTGCAATTCGATCTGGAGCAATTGGACCGCAAGCGCGATCAACTGCGGCGGCGGCCCACCATTTCCAGGAGGCATCGGCTGGCCGGGTGACGACATGATTACGATCCTTTCGGGGTTGTGGTGGAGTCGGTGAAGCGAACGATGTTCACTTCGATAGGCCCACCATCCTTGCCACTATGCTGGACAGCGGCGAGTTTGGGATGAACGTATGCGGCAGCGGCCTTCGCCATATCATCGCGACGCGAAGGGTCCGCTTCCGGGTCCCGCATGACCCTAAGCATATAATCCAGCGGGGTTTCGCCGCTCGCGGCAATCTCCTTCTGCCGTTCCGCCGTCGCCTTATTCGGCACGCCAGACTTTCTGCCGGCACCGTCACGCTTGCCGCCACGCGCCATGTTTGATTACCTTTGATTGTTTTTCACTGGGGAAGGAAAAATCAAATGACGAACTGGCAAGTCGGCGACACTGTTCGGCTTAAGTCGGGTGGTCCGCGCATGACGGTTAAAAAGCATTGGGAAAGCGACAGAAATGTAGTGGAATGCCATTGGTTTGAAGAGAACGAATTGAGACAGGGGAAATTTGCGCCAGATGAACTCACAGAAGACGATGGGACAATTTCAATCCCATGATCTCACCGTCAATTTCCGGTCGCGACAATTTCCGTAAGTGCTTGATTTTTCAGGAATTTTGTGGCGGCGTTTTTCCACGCTCCGCCGTCCGCGCTGGGCGGACAAATCACAGTTAACGCATGAGAAATGCCGCTTTGTGAATTCGATGTCAAGTTTGTGCGTCACGCCGACACCGCTTCCAGATCGCTTTCCGACATCTCTACCGGCGTCTCGCGGCCGAATAACGAGAGCAACACGCGCACACGTTCTGATGACGATCCCTCGACCAAACCGCAGAAGCTGCTGAATGGACCTTCTTTGATCCGCACTTCCTGACCCTCGCTGAACTTTGCTCCGTGCTTTTCCCGTACCTGCGGCCTGTTCATGCGCCGGATCGCGCGGATGACGGGATATGGAACCGGGCATGGCTGGCCGCGACAATCGCAAAGAATCTGGTAAGCCGGGATCAGCGGGTCCCGCAGGATTTGACCCCAATCGTCCTTCTGCCGGTTGAATGCGGCGAAGATGTAGCGCGGGAACAACGGGCCGGCATTGACGGGCACCCACCATTTGCCCTGACGTTGCATCCGCTGTTCGAAGGGCAGAAATGTCGGAAAGCCAATCGCTGCAATGCGCGTGGCGGCGCTGATCTCGGCTCTTGCCCGCGTCTGCACAACATACCAGCGCCGTCCCATATTTCTGTCCTCTACGCATACTGTTTTTGTTGACGAAATCCGAATTCGACCAGGATCGGCTTGGGAAACAGGCAATCGGGATCATCTGGAGGTGGCCCGTCCGTCGATAGCCAGAATTTCCGTTCGACGTAGCGGCGAACCTTGTAGTGCTCGTCGCTCTCGCCGGGCTGCCGAATGCAGGGCGCGCGAGCGTTGGGATCGGGGTTAGTAATTTCCGATAGCGAGGCTTTATGAGGATCGCCACCTTTGTCCTGGCAACGCTGGAGCCATGAATTGACAAATCGCATCATGCCATTGCGGGTTTTCCGCTTCGCTCGATTTGCGAGCAGCCAGCCGCGCATGTTCCGCAGATGGGTCGAAACATCGACGCTCGGATATAACTTTTCGAATTCAAGACCTTGGGCTTGGAAGATCGGCACTTCCTCGCCATCGATCTCGTAGCGGTTTGTGGGAAGACGGATGATTTCAGGACCTCGCGCTTGAGCGGCTGCTCCTGCAGCCCTCAGGGCAAGACCGAACGTAGTGAGGTTTATTCCTTCTCCATCCTCCCTCTTCCATCCTTCATCCTCCATCTGACCGGAGATTTCCCCACCGGTGGGTAACTGGTGGGGAACCGGTTCGGTACCGGTGGGCGAATTAGAGTGCTTATTGGGAGGGGAATTCCCCTTTTCATCCTCATCAACATCCTCTTGTTCCGCACCGCGGGCCTTATAACCATGCTTTATATATGGCTTGATCTCCTCAGGTACTGGATGAACCGGCTTCGGTTTCTTCGGCCGCTGGAACTGACAGAAGTTCTTGCACGCGCCATAGACTTTTCCATCCGCTTCAAACTGCCGAACCCATGATGTTTCAAGTTCCTGAAGGAGAACCGGTACTTCCACATTGTCGGCTGGAAATATCCGCATCTTCAATGTGAGTGGCTTCCATTCGAAAATACCATTGTCATCTGCTTCAACCCAAAGCCCCTTGAGAAGCTCTCGGGCCGGAAAGCTGAGGACGGCATAATTCTCGTCGGTGAATAGGCCGGGATGGATGGAGCGAATTCTGGACATTATTGCCTCCGCGCGAGCAGGGCCGCCTGACCATGCAATATCCCTAGCGCTTCCACAGCGCATTTGACCGGATCAGCCCATATCTCGCTGCCTGAATAACGCAGGATCATCATTCCAGCCTGTTGGAAATATCGGTCGCGCGCTTTGTCACGCTGCGCCTGATCCTTCGTCTTTTCATGGAAGTTGTGGCCATCACATTCGATGGCACCGACAACAGTGGGACCTCTAGAATCTTTAATGGAGATAACAAAATCGGCGCGATAACGTCCGACAGGCCATTGCGGAAAAATTTTGATGCCGAATGTTCTTGGCGCCCACGCTAAATTGAGCGGATCGAGACGTTCAAAATCCCTGGTATCGACAAAATCATTGTCGCCGCACCCCCCATAGTATTCGTAATTGCGCATGACGTGGAGCAGCCCATAGGCCATGAGTTCCTCGATAGGTGTCCACGCAAAAACGTCATAACCGAGACATTCAAAACGCTCGAAAAAATCGGTCTTCGTTTGGGCCGCCAATTGTTCGGCCATTTGCTGAATCTTTTTATAGCTTCCACTCAAAGCATCATCTCCTGTGCCGAAGTGGTGGGCTGGCCATCGTCCGGATCTGAGAACCGGACAAAAGGCGCATCGAATTTCAGTTTGGCGCTGCCCAACGGGCCGCCCCGGCGCTTGGCGCCGAACAGTTCGGCCCAGCCGCGAGCGCGCTCACAGGCTTCCTGCCATTGACCGTAGGCTTTCTGGTCGGTCTCGGGCGGCACGCTGCGTTCGAGGAAATATTCTTCGCGGTGGAGAAACCAGATGTGGTCCGCATTCTGCTCGATCGCGCTAGCGCCATAGAGGTCGGAGAGGATTGGCCGGTGATCGTTCCGCTTCCAGAATTCCCGGTTGAGATGGGCAACCAAGAGGACGCCTACCTCCATTTCCTTGGCGAGCGCTTTCAGATCCCGGGTGATCTGCTGCATCTGTTCGGTGAAATCGGCACGGCGGTCTTCGGAACGAATGAATCGCAGGTGGTCGATGATGACGAGGCTCAACCCACCTTGGCGTCGGCGCATAGCCTGACACCGGGCCCGCATCTGGGCCGTGGTGAGATAAGATGTATCGTCGATCCGTAGCGGAAGTTCGGCCATGGCTGGCGCGACTTCGAACGCTCTGGTCACATCAGCTTCGCTGGTTCGGCCCTCGGTGAGCCGGTTGGAGGGGACTCCCACCTCCTTGGCGATGAAGCGCATACCGAGTTCTTCCGCCGCCATTTCGAGGCTGAAGAACATGGTGGCGTGACCCGCAGAAGCCGCCGAAAGCGCGATCTGAGCAACAAGGCCCGATTTGCCGAGGTTTGGTGCTGCCCCCAATACCGTCAAATCTTTTGGGAAGATGCCTCCAAGCGCAGTATCCACACACCGGATGCCGGTGGAGATTTTGGCCTTGTCGGGATTGCGCCGGGCTGCATCGGCAAGTTCGGCCGCACGCAACGCGACCTGATAAATGTCCTGCGGCCCCTTCCCGGCTTCTTCCTTGTGCGTGGCGTCGTAAATCTGTTCGCCAAATCGGTCGGCCAGTGTGTCGGGATCAATCTCGGCGCCCTCACCCATACAGGCATCGGCCATGTCTTCGCCAAGCTTCAGAAGCGTGCGCCGGGTGGCAATATCCCGGATAATCTTGGCCGTGGCTTTGACGTTGAGCCCGGCCGGAGATGAGAACGCGAGACCCTCCAGATATTCGATCCCGCCGACTTCCTCCAATCCCTTATCGCCGCGCATCGCGGAATTGAGGCTCACCGTGGAGATGGTTTCATCGCGCGGAACTACGGTGGCAATGGCTGCGAACAGACGCTGGTGAAGGGCATCGTAGAAGTGTTCCGTAGCCAGCATATTCCTATCGGCAACTTGCCAGTATTTCCGGGGGTCGCGGATAAGCGTGCCCAGCAGAGCCTGCTCAGCCTCTATATCAAAGGGCAACGGGCGGTATTCGATGCGGGCATGGATCGGAACTTCTGCGTTCAAAGCCTCTTCTCCATCGCTTGCGCCATTGTTTTGAGCACCCTGGCGATGCGCGCACGTTCGAGGCCATACCTATCGGCAAGCCGGACCAGAACAGCGATACGCTCAAACAGCCAAAGCTGCTTTTCGCTCTGCCAGCATTCGAGCTGTGCACGGGCGATGCGAGGATGTGTGCGCCACCGGAGTTTCATGCAGCGTCTCCCCTCGAAATCCGCCGTTCCATTTCAAGTTCGGCCTTTGCTCGCCGCCGGCGTGCGCGGTCCATCAAGTCCATCTGGTCAGGATCGAAGTGCTTACGTTCCAAACTCTGTTGAAGGATCATGCTTGGGGCGTCCACGATGTATCGGCGCAATTCGGGCCACGTCTCGCTCCATTGCTCCGCGGTCATCTGTTCAACGAGGTACAATTCGCATTTCATCGGCAGACCCTCCCCTCGGCATAGGCCCGCGCATCGCGAAGGCGTGGAAATTGGAATGCGAAGAAGCCGTTCCGCGGCCAGTCAGGCGGAAGGACAAACCAGCGCCGATTAGAATCTCTATCTATCGCCAGCGTTCCTTTCTGGCCTTCGACCAGATACGGGCGAAAACCGACGCGCTTCAGGCCTTTGCGAGACGCGCTCATGCGGGCCGCCCTTCCCAAAGCATGACAGGAGGCGCCAGAAGTTCAGACTTCGGCCGCCATATGTACCAGGCATGATCTTCTGTGCCTGTGGTATCGCCGGGAAACCATTGAATGCGGTCGATCAACGCGATCTTGGCGGCGAACCGCGGATTATCGCGGAATAAAGATGTCCGGGTTTTCCCGAAATCGAATTTCGCTGTCAGCAACAGAGCGACCATGCCATCGCACCGTTCCAGAGCGAGGCTGGCGAATTTCACCGCATCCCGATTACCTTTGCCATAAGGCGGATTGGTGATGATCGCATCGTGCTTCGGGATCTTGTAAGAGAAGTGTTTTTCCAGAAAATCAATATGTGCGTCATGGCGTCTGTCATATGTCGCTATGTCGCTGGTGATGACGCTTGCACCATTCTCGCGCAGCACATCGGCCATCAGATGATTACCGGCTGCAGCCTCCCAGACGGTCTTTCCGGTCACGGGAAAATGCCGCAGCAAAGCTTCGGTGGCCCAAATCTCTGTTTGATAGAGGTCATTGGCCGCGCGAGCATAGTTTGAAGCCACGACCGTCATGCCCGTCCCCGCATCAATTTATCCCGCACGGAAGGAATACAGTTCGGTTCCGATGGTTCTGGCTTGGGATCGGGCGTCGGTTTTGTTACAGGCGATTGTTTATATGGATCGCCGCCGCGCATCGCCCTGCGTCTGCGGTAAATCGTATCCTGATTGCATCCTGTGTCGCGCGCTATTTCACGCGGGTCATCGCCTGCTTCGAGACGAGCCGTTACAATGGCAGCGGTTTCTTTGGAAAGATGCGTGCCAGGCTTCATGCCGTCCGCCTCTCTGCAAAGAGTGGCGTGGCGCGGGGAGCCCATGATGGGTAGTAGAGGCTCATCCCGTAACTCCAGAGGGCTGCCGCATCGGCAGCGTTATCGTCTTCAACTCCCCATCCCAATTGTTTGCAGCGGTCCTGCACGGCGCGCTTGGGATATTCCGGCCGGCCATTGCCGACGAAATGCTTCCGAACGGTCTGAACGGCCACGAGCGAGACAATGGTGCCCGCCCGGTGGGCAGATGCCCGGAGTGCCCCGGTCAGTTGGATCAGCGCCATCGCGGTGTGTGCGCTGCGATCTGAAATCATCATGGGGGCTTCGATCAGCACCCGTTTTGCTTTGGTGGCGCGGATAAGAAGGCTGAGGGATTCCGAATACCCGGCAAGGGTGCGGTCAAACACCATCTCGTCCGCACCCAGCCCGCGCCAGACGCCGCCTTTGGGGGCACCATCATCAGGCCCCCCAAAGGCAAAGCCGGTCTTTACCGTGCTGGCGTCCAGCGCAATGAGCATCACTCAGCCCCCGAAGTGGATTAGGCGTGTGCCGGTTCGCGGTTGGCGCGGCGGTCGAGAGAAGCCGGAATATCCAGCCCGTCGTCTTCGGCTTCAGCGCCATTCACGGCCGCGTCGTCAGGCCACGGTTCGCCGTCACCATGATCGGATGCTTCCGATGCGCCATCTTCTTGGGCCTGCATGTTCTGCATGCCTGGAACCCGGCTGGCCTGCACCGTCATATAGGCCTCGCCATAAGCTTCAGCTTCGGGCGTGCCCTCGGCGTAAGGATTATCTGCGAATGCGCCGGACTCGCCATCGCGACGCCCCTTCGCCGCCGCCGATTCGACAGAACTGCCATAAACGGTATCGAAGACATTGAGCTGGAAGAGGGCGCCGACTGCCTTGAGCCCAACCGCCAGCGCTTCCATCTCCGAACGGAACGCATCTGCGTCTCCGCGCTCCAGCGCCAGCAATTCGTCAATGACGGCCTTGGGGACATTTTCGGCCTTGGCGGCTTTGTAGACGTTCCGCAACTGGCCCTGAATTGTGGTGAGCTTCTCTTTGTAGCCCTTAACACTTTTGAGGTAATGAACGATCTTCTCGCCTGAGGCGATCTTCAGGTCCATTTTCGGTTGCCGGGTTTCGACCGCGTTTTCCTTCGCGCCCGTCATGCTTTCGGCCTTTGACTTCCGCCCGCGTGTCGCGCGCGTGCCAGATTTCTTGGCTCGTGCCATATCAATTCTCCTGTGGCTGGGTTTGAGCGCGCGCATGTGTGGCCGGGACCTGGCGCTCTGCTGCGATCCTGGCTTTGATTTCCCGCGTCTTGCGGACGTAGGCCGAATAGACCCGAACAGCCTGTTCGCCCGTGAAATAGGTGCGGCGGCGGACGCCATCCGAAAACCGTTCCGTCATGACGGCGCACATATCGCCTTCGCCTTCATGACTTGCGCGCATGGAAAGGCCGATTAACCGGCCGCTTACCATGTTGGGATCGGCCAAATTTTTTTGCGGCACGTTCATGATGCGCCGCCAATGATGTCGCGGGAATAGTCGCGCGGGACTGATGGTTGGGCATATCCCTTCGCTCGCCGGACAAACACCTTTCCGTTGATGCGGGTGTCTTTGCCGACGACTTTCCACACATGGGCGCCAGTTGGATCGGGCGCCGTCGCTTGCCCTTTGTGCGGTCCGGTCAGAATTATGACGCGCCGCCAATTATGCCCGGAAATATCGACGCGAATTTTGCCAAGGCGCGCCAGAGTTCCAATTGTAGTGCTGTCAATCAAATAGGTGTGGTTCTGCGGGCACCGCTCGTTCTTCAACGCGGTTTCAACCAAAAGGTCGAATGCCTGATCCAGACGCTCATTACTGATCGCCATCCTGATCCTCCTTATGCCCGATTGCGGTAAGCGCAGCTCGCGCCTGTGCGCCATCTGCGCCAGGCATCTGCGCGGCGACCTGCATGATTCCGATAAAGGCCGCGATGGATTTTTGATCGATGATTGATGCGCTTGGCGGTGTAAGCCGGACGCCAGCGGTCTTCTCCACGTAATCCGCAATTCGGGGAAGCAGCGCAGCCATGTTGAGAAGGTGCGAACTGCGCGGCGCGCGGCGTCCCTTCTTCCATGATTTTGCAGCGTCTTTGGTGCATTGCGCGGCTTGCGCAATCTGCCCAACCGAATATTCGGCGAGCGCAATCGAAAGGTCTTCCGCAACCCGTTTTTCGGTTGTTGGCTCGAATTTCGAACCCCCTTCGAATTTCGTACCCCTCGCGGTCAATGGCGTCCGGCCCCGGGCCATAGCACCGTAATTGGGCCGCGCTTGTGCTGCGCGGTCCTGTCCGGCAACTGCGCCCGGCTGCGTATCGGCCGGGCGGCTTTTTGAAAGGGTCGCGTTCATGGCGACACCGTGGAATTTATGCCCGCGACGGATGCTCCGGGGCGTAGGGCTGAGAGACCGTCGCGGGCGCTCTGGCCGTGGGGGATCGCCAGAGTTTCGAGATGAATGCCCTCACCACAATGCGGGCACCGCAGGTGGCTCGGATGACGAATAATCTCCAGCGCGCGGGCGCGCTTTGGCATGCGGCGCAGATAGCCGCGATCAATGAGACATTCGACCATGCGGTGAACGCCGGATTTGGATCGGAGATTCAGTGCCTCCGCGATCTCGTCGTAGCTGGGCATGACGCCATGCTTCGCGCTGTAGCGCGTCAGGAAGCTGAGAAGTTCGGCTTGTCGCGGTGTCAGCATGACAGCCCTCCCCTGCCGAGAAGCGATTTCAGATCGGGCGAGGGATGGAGAGTGAACCGCAGCGTGTCGCGATCAGGACGGATATCGACAACCATGTCGTGCGCCTTCCCCGCCAACAGCAAGGAACGGACGCGCTTGGCAATCTTGCGCGCCGACGCATCGCCGGAAGAAGCCCTCGCGAAAATCTCGTTGATTGCGCCTAAAGCAGCGCCAAATGGAGATGTTTCGGTAACGATCGACAGCCTTGAAGCTGCTGCCTGGTTCGACACGGCGGACATAACGATCATGCCCGCCGCCTCGATCCGGTCAGGGAGGCACCTGTAATGGCACCTCCCGTCGCAGATACACTTGGGTTGGACGACTCAAGTGAAAGGCAGACAATGACTTTGAAGCTCGACAAAGACGGGAACGTCATTCTGTTCCCCCTTGACGAATATCAGTTGGCAACCCTGCCGGACGGCGCGATAGCGATTTTCCTGACGCTCGTACCAAGCCCAGAGGCACTGAATACGTCTGAGCGATCTCTGGTGCAGATTTCCTTGACCCGAAATCGAGCACGCGAACTTGCCGAGGATTTACTGAAAACAGCGGAGATGCCGTATATGCCGCGTCCTCAGGGGCACGCGTGAACGCTTGCTCCGAAATGACAGGTTCAATGCCCTTCTCAGAGAGCAATGCGAGAGGAATGGTGGAGCGCCGCGGCATCTTCATGCCGGCGCGCCTTCAGATTGCGCAGAGGTCAAATCGGCGACGTCTTTCGCATCAGGCAAGTCGTCCACCGGATACAGATCAGGACGAAGCTCGTGACGCGAAACGCCGGTAATGCGTTCCACTTCAAGCACACGGGCCGAGGGCACGCGCTGCCACTGAGAGAGCGCCTGGGGAGAAATGGCGAGTTTTTCCGCCAAGGCCGCAAGATTCCCGTTGCGATTGCCCATGGCATCTATTGCTCGCTGGAGAGCCGGATCACGCATATCCGGAACGTAAGAATGACTTACCTATGTGTCAAGCTATTCTTACGCTGACGGCTGACTGGCCGCTTGCCACATTGCGCCCATGAGCGGACAGAGCGGATTATCCAAGCGCATCAAGGCGGCGCGGGAGCTGCGAGGCGTGGTGCAGGAAGCGCTAGGCGCAGCCTGCGGCGTTACGCGAGCGGCAGTCGGGCAATGGGAGGCTGGCACATCTGCGCCTACCATGGACAAGATCGAGCCGCTCTGCGAAGCCCTCGACGTTGATCCGGTATGGCTTCTTACTGGCAAGCACGGAGATCGAGACAAGACCAACGGCCAGGTTGGCGTCGGGATGGTCTACATTCCCGAATATGACGTCCGGGTTGCCGCGGGAGGGGGATTTGTGGTGACCGAAGAGACGAAACGGGATGTTTGGCCGTTTTCGCGTTCTTATATAGAAAACCAGCTTCGGCTCTCAACCTCTCAGCTCGTGATCGTTGAGGTTCAGGGAGACAGCATGGAGCCAACGCTCCGTAGCGGTGATCGCGTGCTGGTCAATCTCGCCGATAAGCGCGTGAGTCAGCCGGGCATCTTTGTCCTATGGGATGGGGACGGGACGGTCATCAAGAGGCTGGAAATCGTACCCAATAGTAAGCCGCTGAAGTTGCATAGAATTTCGGACAATCCCCTGCATGGCTCGTACAAGGTCCCCGCGTCAGAAACGATTATCATCGGGCGCGCGGTCTGGCACGCTCGGCGGATGTAGGTTTCGCTATGCCGTTCGACCTAAAGAAGGGTCTGACGATCAAGGAAGTCGGCACCCTCACTCGAACCCAGGACGGAATGGTTCAGGCCGAACTTCTTATAAGCGAACCGCCACGGCCAGTATCGATCGCAATCGGCGATGAAACGGCACTCAAACCCTTCCTATTCGAACAGACGAATTGGCCAAAGCCTCTCTTTGGGCTGGAGGGATATCTGCTTTGCTTCAAGGGCCGCATATTTACGGCACCTCTCAAAGAACTGGAAGATCATGAAAAAGGGGCAGTTCTCAGCCTTATTCGAGACTTTGTAGGCGGGCCGGTCGTCACGATTGCCGTTGATCTCAAACCAGACGATCCGCTGAAGCGGTTCAAGGTGATCGATGGCGGTGCTGGCGATGGAGAGGAAGAAACGTCGTGAAATGCGCCTACTGCCTTGAAGAAATGAACGAAGGCGCGACCGTCTGTAAAGTCTGCGCGCGAGAACAGCCTCCATCCAAAGAAGAAGCGGCCCGCCGCAAGGACAACCGTGCATTTATTGCCGCCATGGTGGTTTTGGCGCTCTTTCTGGTTTTTATAATTTGGGTTGGGCTTGATGGGTTTGCCAAGTCGAGCGCCGTCGACAGGATCGTCGATTGCCTGCACAGCAAAGGCGATGCGAGCGCCAACGCGACCCTCGTCAAATCGGATATCGACAGTGCGATGACGCAGACCGGCAAAGGATGGCGTGCCAGCTTGCCCATGGCGGCAATGGGCGTTGCAGCGCGGGGAGAGCCAGCGTTTGCAATCTGCTACGTGCGTCCGGACAACATCATCAGTCAGATAAAAGGCCGCTAATGCGTCACCCTCCGCTAACGCTGACGTTCACTTAGGTGTGGGAGGTAGGAGCAACTCAAAGTCCGGCGCGACGGCGACGATCTCGTTCAACAAGCAAATGACCCAGTAGCCGCCGCGTATTGTCATTGAGATGACCGATAACTGGACCATAATAATGTGGATGGTCTGGTTTTTTGAAAAACTCGGCTGCCCAGGGCATCCAAATGATCTTATCTAAATCAAAGCGTGTTGCTCGATTAAGTCCGGCATCGTACATCGCCTGATTATTCATCACGATCAGATCAAACGGCCGTTTCTGCAATTTGGTTTTAGACGTCCCGTAGATGAGCCTTACCTCAGGTATGAAACCTTCTTCGCTGTGTGCTGTCTGAAGCACTATTCCCGGCCGCATCTTGAGCGGCGGCTTTTGAAGATCGAGATCTTCCGGAAATTGGCAAAGAACGACATCGTAAGGCGCCGGCAGCGTCGAAACCGGGTAATAAGACCACGACACGCGCGCGTCTTTACAGCAGTTCGATAAAATCGATGCTGTTTACGATCACACGCTTATGGTTCGGATCGTTGATGTCAGCGACGGCATTGCGCAGTTTTGTGAACGCCTCATCGCTAATCTCATCGGAATGATCGCAGGGAACAATCTCCGGCCGGATGTAGCCCTTGTTTGATCCTGTCGAACGCTTCAGCCCAGTCATCGCTTCATTCCTTGTATTCTTGTACCCACAAAGCACCAAAGTCTGTCGCGCACCCAATCAAAGCCTCGCGCTGGTTAAGCTGCGATTAAGATTTGACAGCATTATGTGGGCCGCGCGGCGATATCGTGACTTTTGCAAAAACTAAGCCACAGCAGGGATTTCAACGGATTCCACGTTAACTATATCGGAATCTGGGAGGCTTCTGTAAAGAGCACTAACAGTATTGTGATGTTCCGCAAACCACCCCATACCCCAAATATCATATAACCTATTGATAATACTGATAGTCGCAGGTCGAACTAAGGCTAGTGACCGGACGACGCATCCGACGAATGTGGAAACAGGCCGGACAGGAGCGCTTGTCCCGCCGCAGCCACATTCCGGACACGCTCCGGGACGCTCCCGCCCCTCTCTGGGACTGGTCTGGCCCGTATGCTCCCTAAGTCAGTACATTGTCCCAATCGGGCGGGGGCGCCGGCGAACCCGGCCTGAGCGAGACCACGCTAGCGGCCGTGCGCTGATCTTCGAGATCCTCCACACGCTTTTCCAAGAGAAGCAACTGCTGATCGAGTTTGTAGATCATTGAGATCGCGCCACCAAAAAACAGGAGTACGCTGATCTGAACGAGTGCTGTAGCCGTTAAACTGATCATCGGCGCCCTGCCTTTCCCGCTACCTGGCGATGATCCCGATCGAGCGCGCGAAGGGCCTTCTCTCGGATTTGAACGCATCGCGTGGGCACTTTGTGCGTGTAATAGGGCGGATCAGATGGCCCAACGGGGACGGCATCGGGATCGGTTGGATGCCCCACATATCCCCCCACGGTTCGAAACATGGCATAGGCCAGGGAATCTGCTACCGCCAACGGCAGACACCCCTGCTTAGTATCGAACGATATTCTGCCAAGAATTGCGGTGTTTCTCGGGATCGCCTTCACTTCGCCGAAGATGCGAAGCGCATCCCCGGCGTTCGGGTGACCGCATTCCAGCACCACATTCAGAGGCCAATCCGACCGCGGCCGCTCGCGCATGAACATGATGGAGCGGCCCAAGGCGATCCGAAACAGCAGTCCATATTGGCTATCTTTCCGGGCCTTTCGCGGAAAAGGCTTCTGACCGTAATGAGCTTTGTAGTCCTCTGGCGCGACGACGGTGGCGACACCAAACGACAATTGCTCGTCGATAATCCGAAGAAAGCGGCTGTTGAACCTTCCTTTCTTCTCCATATCCCAACCGCGGAAGTCCCCCTTTGTGCCGCGTAAGTCCTTGGCGTGAAAGGTTTTGACACCGTAGTCCGCAAAGAGCCTGGTCAGTCGCTTCTCAAAGCCCACCCATTGGGCTGCCGTGGCGCCAAACCCGGCCATAATCACGGCGGGCGAACCCTCCCCATGGGTACCGCTCTCATCCCAATAACTGTCCATCACCACGTAGTTGGCATCCGGCTTGAAGTGCCGGCTGGTGAGACGAAACCCCGTGAGGGCTTCGATAAAGGTGAATCGTGGTCCGGCTTTCATAGCCTATATCCCTGAAAAGCGGCCGTCAGGCCTACCCGGCCGACCATCTGGGCCGCGGGGCAGAAAAAATGACGTCATCAACGTAAGTATCACTTGACGACAACGAAAGCAATTCTTACCTTCCCTCCATACCGTTGTCGGAGGGACGAATTGCAACCCGATATTTCAACCCCGAAAGCGCCACGCGGAACGGTTCTGACCGCGGCCACGCTGGCCTATCTCCGGGCCCGTATCCGCCGGTCCAAGGCCCTCGGCTACGGCCGGGCGCCTGTCCGTCTCGATCACCTCGAACAGATCGTAGAGCTTGCTGAGCGCCAGTTGGCCGGGAGTGCGGCATGACCGTCATGGCTCCCCAGTCGGTCTTCGACGCCTTCTCGAAGGCTTCGGACCGCATTGCGAGGCTTACCGACTATTCCGGTGAAATCGCGCTGCGCATCGCCGCCGGTCTTCGGGAAGACAGCGCCAAGGACGGCTTTGTCCGCGACGTGAGCCGGGTCAAATCTGACCTTCACCCCACCGGCGGCTATCTGATCAGCAGCACCAAGGCGATCCGGTGTGAGGTGTTGGGCGCTCCCTATCGCGTCACCATCGAGCGTGCGGATTACCCCAGCGATCTGACACGCGCGATTGAGGACCTGCTCGCCGCACCCGATCTCAACACCGACAACCTCGAACCCGAGACTCGCAAAGCCATTAAAGCGGTTCGGGACGTCCTCGCCCGCCGGGAGGCTATGTGATGGCATCGCAGCCCGTTCAGCCCACACCCTGGATATGGTTTCCGCAGCACATTGCTGAGGGGCCTGCAGAGGTTCGAGCGGCCGATGGTTCCATCGTCTGCACAACGGCAAGCGATGATACCGCGCAGTTCATCGCGGAGGCTGGCGTCGCCTATTTCAATACCAATCTGACACCCAGACAGCTTGACGAGCAGCGCGCGGAATT